ACGTGTTATGTTAGCTCAACAAGAATTACAAATGGCACAAGCAGCACCACAAATACACGATTTACGAGAAGCCTATAGAAGAATGTACGAAGCCCTAGAAGTTAAGAACATAGAACTAATTTTACCACCTCAAGCTGAAGTACCGCCACGTGACCCTATAAGTGAACAGCAAGCAGCAATGACAGGCAAACCTATTAAAGCCTTTGAGTTTCAAAACCATGATGCTTATATAACATCGCATTCTTATTTTGCACAGAACCCAATGATAGCACAAAACAAAGTTGCATTAACAGCAATATCTGCTAACATACAAGAGCATCAAGCTATGTTATATAAACAGCAAATTGAACAAGCAATGGGTCAGCCTTTGCCTCCAATGGAAGACGGTCAAATGCCTCCAGAAATAATGAACCAAATAGCAGGAATGGCATCACAAGCTACTCAACAAGTTACTGGTCAAGCAAAAGCTATGGCGGAAGCTATGGCGGAAGCTAACATCGATCCTATCGTAAAACTTAAAGAACAAGAAATCGCACAGAAAGCTCAAAGCGATATGGTAAAAGCACAAATAGACATGACTAAGATTCAATCTACAGAAGCAATAGCAGAAATGAAAATTGCTCAGGAAAGAGAAGAAGCACTTATGAAAGAAAAAAGTACTATGCGCAAAGATTATCGTGATATACTAAATGATGTTAGAAAATCAGACAACGACTCAAGAGGTCAGTAATGTTGAATAGAGCTAATTTTGAAGAAATGATGGGCGGTAACGCTAACCGTAGAAGAATGTCTCACGGAGGTGCACCAGGATATCACACGATGCCCGATGGAACTCACATGAAAAACTCTTCTATGAAAAAGAAAAAGAACGGTGGATCTATGACAGACGCCAAAAAAAGTTTAAGGAGACCATAATGCCAGGAACGAATAGAGGAAGAGCGATGTCAGATAAAGACAAGAAAACATTTCTAGACATGCAAAAGAAAAAGAAAAAAACTCCCGCTAAAAGAAAAGCCAGAATGAACCGTGGCGGTGAAGCTGAAATGAATCGTGGCGGTAAAGCTAAAAAGAAAGGAATGGCTAGAGGTTGCGGAGCAGCAACTAAAGGTAAGAGTTTTAACAAATGACAGCTAAGAAAAAAGGTCTAGATGGTAAAGCCTGTTGGAAAGGTTATAAACAAATGGGCACTAAAAAGAAAGGCGGTAAAACTGTAGACAACTGTGTTAAGATGTCTCACGGTGGAGCTTTACACGGTGGTCAAAAGAAACTTGACAAAAACAAAGACGGCAAGTTATCTGGAGCAGATTTTAAAATGATGGAACACGGAGGAATAGTTTCAGGAAATTCTAACCGTAGAAGATCAATGCACAATGGCTAGTCCAAGAAGAGGTAAAGCAAAAGTCAAAGTCACTAAATCTGGTAAAAGAGTTAGTTACGGACAAGCAGGAAAAGCCAAAGGTGGTGGTCCTAGGGTTAAGCCAGGAACATCAAAAGGAGATTCATATTGTGCAAGAAGTTTAGGTATTAAGAAAAGGTTATCTAAGAAAAAACAAAATGATCCAAACACTCCTAACAATCTATCAAGGAAAAGATGGAAATGTTCTGGTGCTAAATCAAGAAGAAAATAATTTAAATGCTAATAGACAAATTAAGAAAACTTATAACTGAAAGACAGGAACAATTAAAAACAACACTCGCCTCGGGCGGTGTGCAAGATTTTGAAAGTTATCAAAAAATCGTAGGCGAAATATCAGGTCTGTCGTTTACGGAAACTTTAATCAGTGACCTGCTCAAAGGAAAAGATGAAGAATGAAAAATGTAAAAGAATTTGGTAAAGGCGGAGAGCCAATACCAAACACGGTCGAAAGATTTGTAGATATTGAACCCGAAAAAGAAGATACGTTTACTCCTGAAAAAATAGAGGAAGACGAAACTCTTATCGGTCAATTACCAACCCCCACAGGTTATCGAATTATGATATTGCCCTTTAGTCGCAAACAAAAGACGAAAGGTGGTATCTGGTTAGCAGACTCAACACTAGAACAAGAACGTATAGGTACTAACGTTGGGTATGTAGTTTCACTTGGTCCAGACGCTTATAAAGACGAAAACAAATTCCCTGCGGGAGCTTGGTGTAAGCCTAAAGATTGGGTGATTTTTGGAAGGTATGCAGGAGCACGAATCAAAATTGAGGGTGGTGATCTGCGTTTATTAAACGATGATGATATTTTAGCGGTAGTCGACAATCCTGAAGACGTTACATCCGCTTAATGTTATCACGCAACAAAGGAGTAAATCATGGCTGAAGCTATGCAAGAAGAAGTTGAGGATTTGACGGAAGTAGAACTTCCTGAAACCGAAGAAGAAAAAGAGGCAGCAGAAGAAGAAGTTGTTGCCGAAACACAACCCGAAGATAAGGGTGAAACAGAAAGTGAGATTGAAGACTACAGCGAATCTGTAAAGAAACGTATAGGTAAGCTCACTTTTAAAATTCGTGAATCAGAACGCAGAGAACAAGCAGCGATTGATTATGCTAAGGGTGTTCAAGACGAATTAAATAAAACCAAAAATAAACTTTCAAAAACTGATCAAAACCTATATGATGAATATAAGAACCGAGTAAGTTCAGAACTTTTAGGTGCATCAGATAGGTATAAAAAGGCTTATGAAAGTGGAGATACAGATTCTCTTTTAGAAGCTCAAAAAGATTTAGCCAAGTTGGCGGTCGAAGAAGAAAGCCTAAAAAGAGTGTCTCCTAAAAAAGAAGTTGAGAATGTAACGGAAGAACAGGTTGTAGAAAGAGTTGAAAATACGGCTCCCCAACAACAAGCTCCTCAGATACAGGAAGACCCAAAAGCGAGAGCATGGGCAACAAAAAATGATTGGTTTGGTTCTGATATAGCAATGACAACCAGTGCTTTTGCTTTTCATAGGCAGTTGGTTGAGCAAGAAGGTTATGACCCTACTTCTGATGATTATTATAAAGAAGTAGATAGAAGAATGGCTGATTCGTTTCCTCATAAACTAGGAAATGTATCACCGAACGCTGTGAACGAAGTAGTAGCAGGTTCTAGTAGAGGTTCTACTACAACTCGCTCTCGTTCACGTAGAAAAGTACAACTCACTCCGAGTCAAGTAGCGATAGCGAAAAGATTAGGGGTGCCACTAGAAGAATATGCTAAGCATATCAAGGAGTAAAATATGGTAGATAATAAAACAACTACTGAAACTGATCGGTCTCCCCGATCTGCAGAAGGTCGAGAATCTCAAACTCGAAGAAAACCTTGGAGTCCACCGTCCTTATTGGACGCACCCACCCCACCAGAGGGCTATATCTATCGATGGCTTCGTGAGTCAATGGTAGGACAAGAAGATAAAGCGAATATGTCAAAACGTATTCGTGAAGGTTGGGAACCTGTGAGAGCAGAAGACCATCCTGAATTTGAATCTCCTATGATTGATGAAGGAAAACACGCTGGAGTTATAGGAGTTGGTGGCTTAGTACTCGCAAAGATGCCCAAAGAAACAGTTTTAGAAAGAAGAGCATATTATGCTCAACTTGCTAATGACCAAATGGAAGCTGTTGATAACAATCTTATGCGAGAGAGTAACCCGCTTATGCCTATTAGTAACCCTAGTAGACAAACAAAAGTTACGTTTGGAAAAGGTGGAGAATAATTATTATTCTCTGTAACACATATAATATAATAAAGGTGAAATAAATGGCGAATGTAAATGACCCAAATGGTTTTACTCCAGCATATCATATGTCAGGTGGAACTATCAGACCTTCTGAATTTGAAATAGCATCAGGAACCACAGGAGCAATCTTCTCTGGTGATGTTGTTAATCTTGCTAGTGGTCTAGTAATTCAAGGCACTGCTACAGGTGCCCCACTTGGCGTATTCTACGGAGTAGAATATCAAGCTACCGACGGATCTGTCGTCTTCTCAAAAAATTGGGTAGGCTCAACAGCAACGTTGGCTTCTGCGAATGCGAAAGCATTTGTTTATTCTGATCCAGATATTGTTTATTCGGCACAAGCTTCTGCTACTCCGACCCAAGCAACTATCGGAACAATAAACACTATCACAACTACCGCAGGTGATACTTCAACTGGTAGATCTAAAGAAGCAGTTACAGCTACAACTAGTAGCGGAATTGCTCAAGTCCACGGATTTGTAGATACACCAGATAATTCAATCGGACAGTATGCAAGAATGTATGTTTCATTCCCAGCATCCGTTTTCGCTAACAACTAAAAGGTGATATAAAATGGCAATAAATAGAGCACAACTAGTCAAAGAACTAGAGCCAGGACTAAATGCACTTTTTGGTCTTGAATACGATAGGTATGAAAACGAGCACGCAGAAATTTTTGATTCAGAAAACTCAGATAGAGCTTTTGAAGAAGAGGTTATGCTTTCTGGTTTCGCACAAGCTCCTACTAAAGGAGAAGGTACAGCAGTAACTTATGATACAGCTCAAGAAACTTACACATCTCGTTACTCACATGAAACAGTAGCATTAGCATTTGCTCTTACTGAAGAAGCTATAGAGGATAACCTCTATGACTCGCTTTCAGCAAGATATACAAAAGCTCTCGCTCGTTCCATGGCAAGCACAAAGCAAGTTAAAGCAGCAAACGTGTTAAATAATGGTTTTAGTTCTAGCTTCCCAGGAGGAGACGGTAAAGAGTTATTTGCTCTAGATCATCCTACTCTTACAGGTGGCTCAGGAGCTAACGAACCTACTACTGACTCAGACTTGAATGAAACTTCATTAGAAAACTCAATGATTGATATCGCTGCGTTTAAAGATGAAAGAGGTATTAAAATTAATGTACAAGCAAGAAAATTGATTGTACCGCCTCAACTTCAATTCGTCGCTGACAGACTTTTACAAACTCCAGGTAGAGTTGGTACAAGTGATAATGATATTAACGCAATCAGAAACATGGGCATGTTGCCTGATGGTTACGTTGTAAATCATTATCTTACTGACACTGACGCTTGGTTCATAAAAACCGATGCCCCTAACGGGATGAAGCATTTCGTAAGATCCCCTATGTCAACAGGCATGGAAGGTGATTTCGAAACAGGAAACGTAAGATACAAGGCTAGAGAGAGATATTCTTTCGGCTTTAGTGACTGGCGTGGAATGTACGGTTCTAAAGGAGCTTAGTTAGTTCGTAGAACTTTGATATTAATTTATCTTAAAGGGGAGCTTAATGTTCCCCTTTTTTTATTCTTAAAAATACTATACAATAAGATATCTAGGATTTTATTAACTTGTTCTACAGACTGACCTAGCAGAC